TCACGCGGAACCAGTCGCAGCACCGAAACCAGAAGCGAAACCGAAGGCGAAAAAGACGACGACGAAAACACAGCCACCGGCCGTCGATTGGGTGGCAGAGTTCACACTGTACGGGGTGACCGATCAGGCGGTACTGCTGCGAGACTCTCCAACGGCAGCGGATCGGGAATCAGTAATGTCAGCCGCAAAGTCGATGGTGGCGGACGGTGAAATGAAGCAAACCGCGTTCGACTGTCTCGGTCGATATTTGGCGGAACTGGAATCGCGAAAGGCGTCAACGTGACCTACACGGCCGCGTGGGCGAACGGCGAAATGTACCACCCGAAAATCAGAACGCCGTCAGACACGACGCTGCACATCCCAGACTCCAGCGGGATCAGAACACTGTGTCGGCGGCATTGTTTCGGGCGACCAATTGAGGGCAACCCGCTGGGTCTGGCGGTGTGTGCGACGTGCGAGAATAAAAGAGACAACCCAAACAGGAAAGCGAGTGAAGCGGAATGACGACAACGTACATGAGACGGGCGAACGCGGGCGTATGCGTCCGGTGTGAATCGCCACGGGTAAGAAACGGGCGACGGTGCGAGACGTGCCGGAATTACGGCAACCGGACTGCGGAAGCTCGGCGGGCGGAGACCCAGATCGTCGGTGGGTGCATCCGCTGCGGTGGTGTCGCAGTGGCCGGGCATTCCCGGTGCAATGAATGCCGCGAGATCAACGCTCAGCGATCACGAGAATTTAGAGAGGCGGCAAAATGCAGGAACTGATTTATATCGCCAGTCCGTACAGTCATGAATCGCAAAACGTCATGCGCGACCGATTCCATGCGGTCTGCGAATACGCGGGACGCATGATGGCAGCGGGTAAAGTTGTCTATTCGCCAATCGCACACAGCCATCCGATTGCGATGCGGGTTGGCCTGCCGACCGATTGGGAATACTGGAAGAAGTTCGACCACGTCATGCTGTCGCGGTGTACTGAACTGCACGTTCTACAGATCGACGGATGGTATGAATCAGAGGGCGTCAGGGCTGAGATTGAGATGGCGGCACAATTGGGCCTGCCGGTTACTTATTCTGGAGAGGAGGTGGAAGCGTGATTGATTATCGGGAATTCTTGTCACACAAAAACAGGGCAGACGATCAGCAGGGGTTCGACCCGCTATGGATGCCTGATTCGCTGTTCGACTTTCAGAAGACGCTAACGGAATGGGCTATACGTTCCGGGCGATGTGCCCTGTTTGAGGATTGCGGACTCGGCAAAACGATTCAGCAGTTGGTGTGGGGAGAGAATGTGGTTCGCCACACTAACCGGCCGGTGCTGCTGGTCACTCCACTGGCTGTGGGGTCACAGACGATATCGGAGGCGGAGAAGTTCGGCATTGATGCCGAGCGTTCACGCAACGGCAAGATCAGCGGGGAGTCACGGGTAGTCGTTACGAATTACGAACAGTTGCCGAAGTTCGACAGCACTGTATTCAGTGGAATAATCTGCGACGAGTCGTCCGCTATAAAGAACTTCAAGAGCCATCGGAAGCAGGACGTGACGGAATTCTGCCGGTTACTGAAGTACCGACTACTCTGTACGGCCACGGCTGCACCAAATGATTACCACGAGCTAGGGACGTCGTCCGACGCTCTGGGGTATCTCGGATACCGCGACATGCTGACTAAGTTCTTTAAGCAGGACACGCAGAAGGACCATTTAGGATGGGGCCGCGTGAAGTATCGATTCCGTGGACACGCGGAGCATCCGTTCTGGAAGTGGGTTTGCTCGTGGGCCAGATCGATCCGCAAACCGTCCGACGTGGGCGGAGACGACTCCCGGTTCGTATTGCCGGAACTCAGGCAACATGAGCACATTGTAGAAACCAAGAAGGCTCGCGACGGCATGCTGTTTGCGATGGCGGCTACTAACCTTCAGGAGCAGCGAGAGGAGCGAAGGAACAGCATAGGAGAGCGTTGTGAGATGGCTGCACAGACAGCCATTGAGCACGACGGAGCGTGTGTTCTGTGGTGTGAACTCAATGACGAGGGTGATCGACTGGCGAATGACGTGCCGGACGCTGTTCAGGTGAAGGGCAGTATGCCAGACGAGAAGAAGGAGGAGATCCTAACCGCGTTTACTCGTGGTGAAGTTAAGCGGCTGGTGACGAAACCGAAGATAGGTTGCTGGGGATTGAACTGGCAGCACTGCAATAAGGTTATTTGCTTCCCGTCGCATTCGTTTGAGCAACACTATCAGGCGGTCAGACGTTGCTGGCGGTTCGGGCAACAGAATCCGGTCGACGTCCACATGATCGTCAATGAAGGCGAACAGGGTGTACTGAAGAACATACAACGCAAGGCGGACCAGACCGAGCGGATGTTTGAATCATTATGTGAGCACGTTTCTGATTCTCTCGCATTGTCGCGGGGGGATGTTTTTCCTGAGCAGGAGGTAGTACCGTCATGGCTGTAATTAAAATGAGCGTCGAAGAGTGGTCCGTTGTTCCCGAAAACCCGAGGCAACGCAACACTACAAAACGTGCGAAGTATGCGAGGGCGAAGCACCTGAAAGAGCCTCACTACATTCATAGGTACGTGTTCGCCGCAACCAGAAAGGGCAAGCTGTTGTGTAAATTGGATGGCCACACACGGTCGTATCTGTGGGATCATGGCCAGCTTCCGCCGCCATCTGATGGCATAGTAGAAGTAATGTCCGTAGAGGTGAGATCACTAAAGGAGGCCGCTGCAATATACAGCAAGTTTGATAATCCCCGTGCCGTCGAATCCGTGTCGGACTCGATCTACGGGCTTGCGAAAGAGAATAAGTTTGAGTTGGACTCGAAGTTATTGTCCGGGTGTAAGTTTGCCAATCAACTACGCCTCGCTGATGGTTTCTTTGGGGGAACGCGAGCCAATTCTCAAAGGGACTTAGAGCTGGTGGTTAAGGAGTGGAAGCCTTATCTTCTGGATCTTGATAGCCTCGGGTTGTCATCGAAGTACACCACGTTGGTCGGGTTTATGCTGATCGTTATACGGAAGGATGGCCTCGGGCTGGCGTCTAAGTTTCTGTCTCTACTCGACGGAAACCACGGAACGAAAAACTCTAAGGGTATGGACGGGGTTGAGTGCTTGCATGAGCACATCAAGATCCGAAAACTGGAGAAGAGAATGACGGGATACGGGAACCTGTACGACATGACCGACTCGGCGTGGACGGCGTACAATATGTGGCAGTCCAATAAACGAGCGAAGCGTCTTCATCAAAATAGCCTAGTGTCGGACCTTAAAGGCAAGGTGTCCGCATGATTAAAGACCAGCTAATAACAGACGACTACGCACTATACAACGGTGACTCGGCGGAGGTGTTGCAATCACTGCCGGACGACTCGATGCACATGGCGATATATTCTCCGCCGTTCGCAACGGAGCAGGGTGGATGCCTGTACAACTACAGCAGCAGCGACCGGGATTTGTCGAACGCGAGAACGTACAACGAGTTCTTCGATCATTACGAATTCATTGTGCGGGAGACGTGCCGACTGTTATTGCCGGGCCGGATATCTGCCGTTCACTGTACGGACATTCCGAAGGCCGGTGCGAACATCTGCGGGTATTCTGACTTCCCTGGGGACATCATTCGACTGCACAACGAGTGCGGGTTTGAGATGTTGCCACGGATCTGCATCTGGAAAGAGCCACTGGCTGTCCGAAACCGGACGATGGCAAAAGCTCTGACTCACCGGCAGATAGTAGAGGACAGTTGCAGAACGAATGTTGCGTGCGGTGACTACCTGATCCCGTTCCGCAAGAAAGGAGAGAACCCGGTGCCAGTGGTGCATCCTCACGGTTTGCTGGAGTATGCCGGGGCACGGGAGATGCCTGCGGAACTGAAGACGCTGAGAGGATATGAGGGCAACCAGATCAAGAACCGCTACAGTCACTGGATATGGAGACAGTACGCCTCGTGCTTCTGGGACGACATTCGATTAGAGCGCACCCTGCCGTTCAAGGATGGCAGGGACGATAACGACGAACGCCACATGCACCCATTGCAGTTGGACGTGATTGACCGAGCGTGCGTGATGTGGTCGAATCCCGGAGAGAACGTGCTGACGCCGTTTATGGGCGTTGGGTCGGAGGTGTTCGGGGCGGTCGCGAATGGCCGTCGGGGCGTTGGGTGTGAACTGAAGGAATCGTACTTCCGGCAGGCTACCAGGAACGTCCCGGAGGCGTTGAAGTTAGCGACCGAAGAAGTGGCTACGCTGTTCTAATTTGACACCACCGACCACACGCGGTATCGTGTGGGTGTGACGGAGTCAAGGACCGACACACAACCAAAACGTCTCAGGCGCAAGCCTGACACCATAGCCGCACTTGGAGACGCCTTGACCGTTTCCGG